TCGGTACGAGTTAAAGCTTAACAAAGCCGCCAGTCAGAAAATCTCCGATATGGTCAAGGAGTGGGCAGATATGCTCCTTTTTGCCAACTACAAAGAAGAAGTCTTAAAGGTCGATAGCAAGGACAGTAACAGTAAAAAGGTTCGAGTATCAGGCGGCCAGCGTGTGATGTATACGAGTCATCATCCGAATTGGGACGCAAAAAACCGACACGGCTTAAAGGAGTGCTTGCCCTTCGAATTTGCTCAAATTGAAAATTGCATACCCCAAAATATTCAAAAATCGCAAGTTGAAGAAAAACCCGTTGAGGAAGTGAAAGCTCCCCCGAAAGAAGAACCTCCTAAAGAAGAGCCTGTTGTAAAAACCGAGCCTAAAAAGAAGGCTAAGGAAGATGACGGGATCCCGAAAGACCTGAAGAAGCTTATGGAAGCACGCAATATTACGGAAGCCGAAATACAAGCCGTTGTAGGAAGTAAAGGGTACTTCCCGGCTGATATGAGAATTAAGGACTACCCGAAAGAATTTATAGACGGTTGCTTAATTGCCGCATTCGATACTGTAGCCCAGGCAGTAGAAGCAAACCGAGATGAAAATGTACCGTTTTAATAATAAGGAGGATAACAATCATGGCAGAAGAAAGAGCATTTAGTTGGGATGAAGAAATTGAAGCAGTGGAAAACGAGTTTGTCGATATACCTGCAGGAGACTATGACTTTAAGATTACAAACTTCGAACGAGGCTACTTCGAAGGAAGCGAAAAAATGCCCGCTTGCAATGAAGCCAAAATCACTTACGAAGTAAACGTAAACGGCCAGAAAGGTCGCATTAAGCAGAACCTATTTTTACACAGTAAATCACAATGGCAGCTCACCGGATTCGCCCGTGCCATCGGACATATGAAGAAAGGCGATGATAAGTTTACGATTCGCTGGAATGAAGTCCTCGGAGCGACCGGTCGCTTTAAAATTAAACTTCGGGAATATAACGGAAAGACTTACCCGAATGTCGACCGGTTCTACGATAAGGAAGAATCGGGTAAAGAGTGGACTCAAGGAGCCTTTTAATCGTGGGCATTGAGCTTCGTCCCTATCAGCAGACGGCGGTCGACGCCGTCCTGCATGAGTGGGACATAGGTCATAACAAAACATTACTCGTCTTGCCCACAGGATGCCATGGCATCGGAGAAAAAGTCCTGTTGGCTGATGGACAAACTAAAAGAGTAGAGGAAATTCAATCGGATGACTTATTACTAGGCAGTGACGGGAATCCGAGACATATCCTTAAGATTATTCGTGGTACGGGGCGTATGTACAAAATTCAGCCTGTAAAAGGAAAGCCTTTCATAGTAGATGAAAATCATATGCTGACATTAAAGAGAACTAACGAATCGAGTCAGCCTCAGTATCCTTGCCAAAAACACGGTGGCGAAATCGTCGATGTCACCGTAAAGGAATGGTTGACTTGGAGTAAGTGGAAAAAACATATTCACAAGTTGGTAAGGGCTGATGCCCTTAATTTTTATCCTACTTCTAACGAGGCTTGCCCGATAGACCCTTATTTTTTAGGGATTTTATTAGGAGATGGGAATCTAAATGGTTCGTCTATCAGCATTACGACAATGGATAAAGAAGTGGTAACCGTAATCCAACAGCAAGCCGAAAGGTTTAAGCTGAAAATCCGCACGGAGCCTGCAGGTAAAGCGACAACATACATACTTAATAGCCGTAAAGTACACGCGCATTCCCTGCTTAATCGGCACTTAACCGAGCTAGGGATAAGATACAAAACTTCCGGTACAAAATATGTCCCTAATATATATAAAACAGGAGCTATAGATGTAAGACTGCAGGTTATTGCAGGGCTATTAGATAGTGATGGGCATTTAACTTATAACGGATATGACTTTATTTCTAAATCTCAACAACTCGCCGATGATTTGGCATTTATGTGTAGGTCGGTTGGGCTTGCCGCCTACGTTACGCCTTGTCAAAAAGGATGTGGAGATTTCGTAGGAACTTATTATCGAGTTAGCGTTAGCGGGAACTGCGATAAAATCCCTATGAAAGTCCGCCACAAGATTGCCAGCCCTAGAAAGCAAAAGAAAAATGTCCTTGTCACCGGGTTTACAGTAGAAGCCTTAGGCGAAGGCGATTACATTGGATTTACCGTTGACGGGGACAATCGGTATTTACTGGACGATTTCACCATCACACACAACTGCGGCAAGACGATTTGCTTCGCTAAGATTGCCGAATCTCAAGTACGAGTCGGTAATAGAGTTTTAATCCTGGCACATCGTGGAGAACTCTTAGAACAAGCAGCCGATAAGATAGCAAAAGCCACAGGCCTTAAATGCGCCGTAGAAAAAGCCGAGCAGACGGCTCTTCAATCTTGGTATCGAATTACCGTCGGCAGTGTTCAGACGCTTATGCGTGAAAAACGACTGTCTCAGTTTCCTCCCGATTACTACGACACGATCATCATCGATGAAGCTCATCATTCTATCTCAGACAGCTACCAGAACGTTTTAAACTACTTCTCTAATGCTAGAGTCTTAGGGGTTACGGCAACGCCCGACAGAAGCGATATGCGAAACCTCGGACAGATATACGACAGCCTGGCGTATGAATACAAACTTCCGCAAGCCATTAAGGCCGGATACCTCGCTCAAATCGTCGCACAGACCATCCCTCTGCAATTGGACATTGCACATGTCGGCATGGCAGCAGGCGATTACAAAGCAGGTGAACTCGGAACGGCTCTTGAGCCGTATCTTGATAAGATTGCCGAAGAAATGGTGACATACGCTAAGGATCGAAAGACCGTCGTATTCTTACCTCTTGTAGAAACGAGTAAGAAGTTCTGCCGATATCTTCGTAAATACGGATTTAGAGCCGCCGAAGTAAACGGCAATAGCCAAGATAGGGCAGAAGTCCTTAAAGACTTTGAGGACGGGAAATACGACGTTCTGTGTAACAGTATGCTTCTGACTGAAGGATGGGATTGTCCGTCGGTAGATTGCATTATCGTTCTGCGAGCGACCAAATCACGGGCATTGTATAGCCAAATGGTAGGTCGTGGCACTCGATTACACGAAGGAAAAGAAAACGTGCTGCTGCTTGATTTTCTTTGGAATACGGAACGGCACGAGTTATGTCGACCGGCACACCTTATCAGTAAAGATGAGGACGTTGCAAAGAAAATGACGGAAAAACTTGAAGAAGCAGCTGCTCCTATTGATATTGAAGAGCTTGAAAAAGAGTCTGAATCAGACGTCGTGGCTGAACGGGAACAGGCCTTGGCTGAAAAGCTTAAGGAAATGAAGAAACGCAAACGTAAGCTTGTGGATCCGTTACAGTTCGAAATGTCCATTCAGTCTGAAGACTTATCGGGGTATGTGCCGTCGTTTGGCTATGAAATGGCACCGCCGTCTGTAAAACAAATTCAAGCTCTTGAAAAATTCGGCATCTTTGCCGATGAGATTGAAAATGCCGGTAAGGCTTCACTTCTTTTAGACAGGTTAAAGAAACGTCAGGATATGAGCTTATCCAGACCGAAGCAAATACGCTTCTTAGAGTCTCGTGGCTTCCAGCACGTCGGTACATGGACATTTGACCAGGCCTCTTCTATGATTGCTCGAATCTCCATGAATAATTGGAGAATTCCGAATGGCGTAACGCCTGAAACTTATATCCCGGCGTAGTCCATAAAGGAGATGAAAAAGCAATGCGTAAAATCAACTTAATACCTTTATTGGACTACATCGACCCCGCCTTTTGCGATTATCAGGAATGGCTACAAGTCGGAATGGGGCTTAAAGAAGAAGGCTACGACATTAGCGACTGGGAATCCTGGAGTGCCAAAGATATTACTCGTTATCACGCCGGAGAATGTGCTAAGAAATGGGCGACGTTCACAGGCCACTATAACGGCAGTCCCGTTACGGGGGCTACTATCGTAAACATGGCCAAAGAAAACGGCTGGACCGCCACACCCCATTTACCCGATCGGGCGTATGGCTGGGATGACGAAATCATTGCCGACGAAGAAGTCATTATCGATAAGAACTGGGTAGAAGGACGAGAAATTGAAGATCCGGGTGACGATTGGAATCCGGCTAAAGATTTAATTACGTACTTGGAGCTCCTTTACGACAGCTCCGATTATGTCGGCTATGTTACGGAGTCCTGGGAGCAGGACGGGAAATTCTTGCCGTCTAAAGGGAAATTTAAGCGTACAGCTGGGGAGCTTATTTATGCTTTATCAGAGTGTGACGGCGATATCGGTGCCGTTCTGGGTGATTATAATCCCGATGTAGGCGCTTGGATACGCTTTAATCCCTTAGACGGTCGAGGCGTTCGCAATGAGAACGTGACGGAGTTTAAATACGCCTTGGTTGAATCTGACTGTATGCCCATCGACAAGCAAAACGAAATCATCCGTAAACTGGAGCTTCCTGTTACGTGTATGGTCTATAGCGGCGGTAAATCCGTTCACGCCATCGTTAAAGTAGACGCTGCCAATTACGACGAGTACCGTAAACGGGTCGATTATCTTTATAACATTTGTCGTAAAAACGGCCTTGAAATCGACGTTCAGAACCGAAATCCGAGCCGCCTCAGCCGTATGCCCGGCATTACCCGCAAAGATAAAAAGCAGTTCCTGGTTGATACGAATATCGGCAAGAGTAGCTTTGCCGAGTGGCAGACGTGGATCGAATCGATTAACGATAATTTACCTGAGCCTGAAAGCCTTCGAGATTTTTGGAATAATCTGCCGCCGTTAGCCCCGCCGCTTATCGAAAACGTGCTTCGTAAGGGTCATAAAATGTTATTGGCAGGACCGTCTAAGGCGGGTAAGTCCTTTGCCCTTATAGAACTTGTTATCGCCATTGCAGAAGGGCGTAAATGGCTAAATTGGGATTGCTCCCAGGGACGAGTCCTGTACGTAAACCTGGAGCTTGACGCCGCCTCTTGCCTACATCGATTTAAAGACGTATACACGGAACTTGGTTGGGAAGCCCGCAGCCTTTCTAATATCGATATATGGAACCTAAGGGGCAAGTCCCTACCTATGGATAAGCTCGCCCCGAAACTTATCAGGCGAGCTGTTAAACAGGAATACACGGCGATTATCATCGACCCGATTTACAAGGTCATTACAGGTGATGAAAACAGCGCTGAACAGATGGCTCATTTTTGCAATCAATTCGACCGTATCGCAACGGAGCTTAATTGCTCGGTCATTTATTGTCATCATCACTCCAAAGGGGCT